CGATATTAGATTTAGATAATAATGCAGTATTAAATGAACCTTTAATTCATTATGCAACATTAGTAGATATATCAAATGTTAGTAGTCACGTTAAGTTTAGAGGAGCTACAGGTTCACAAAGATTAGATTGGGATATGTGGATGCCTTTCTCACACTTTGGAATTAACGAGCCTATGTATTCATTATTATATCAGTCAGAGATTAGTACATACACATACTCTAAGATAAACAATACTCTTTATTCAAGACATTATCAAGATTATATACAAGCTATTTATAATATAAAAAGAAGGACTACTAAGGTTACTGCTAAATTGCCTATACAGATGATTACAAGGCTCTCATTGAACGATGTAATAACTATTGACCAATTAGACTACAGAATCAACAAGTACTCTTACAACCTCTTAAATGGGCTTACAAAGCTTGAATTGATAAATGGGTTCGAAAAATACAATGTAACTGATTTATATATACCTAAAGTTATGACTGTTGG